GCTCGTCCCGCCGCCGCCACCGCCAGAGCTTCCACCTGTGATTCGTAGGTAGCCGCTCATGAAGACACGACTCCAACCTGATACCTGCACGACGCCGACCCAATGATCGAAACCTTTGTGCCCACACCCTGCACATTCGGGCAGGGTACTATCAGCGCCCCGCCAATGCTTGCGGGTACAACGTACTGGTTGGCAGCACCTACAGCCGCAGGTGTCTTGCCATCCACAGTGAACGTCAGGTAGCCGCCAGCGTCAACGTTGACAACTTCGACAAAGCCCGTGAACGTGGAAAGGCTTACGGTGTCTACCGCATTCGTGTTCAGTACCACGCCAGAAGTTGTGGTCTGGGAAACCGTATTCGCCACGACTTATATCCCTCAGCTAACTTGCAAAGTCCCGACTTGCATCACAGGCACCTCGGGAGAGTCGGTGATCTTCATCCAGATCCAGTAGTTCGTCCCTTGTGTTGGGACAAATGAGCCTGCTGGCCCCACAAGGATCTTGGCAACGTAAGCATTCTGCCCGGTGATCGTGTCCGTCTCCCAGGAACCGTTAGTCCACGAGACGGGCTCGTCGTCGGCGGAGTGGCTAAGGATGTCCAGGAACGCAAACTGGACGACATCACCCGTTGGGTCGTAACCAGGGTTACCGTTGACGTTCGCCTTCACCTGGAAACGCACGTAGTTCAACGAGCCGACAGGCTGACCGATGGTTCCGTTGCCCACTACTTCCCAGCCTCCCGGTAGGTTGAATGCTTCAAAGTTGGCGCCGTTCATACGACGAAGGCTTTGAAATCGACCTCGTGCCCCAACATCTGCAACGTGCTGACGTGAACGCGGTAGCTGCCATAGTCGCCCCAGGCCGAACTCCACGAGTTCCGCACCCGCACTACCGTGTTTCCGATGTGTTGGAGGTCGAGGTGCTCAATTGCCGTGATGCACGTTTCGTGCCCACCAGCAACGCCAGAGTTCACCGCTTTCGCTAGATCGGTGCGCAACCCTGTGCCATCGATAAAGCCGTCAGAGTCGGGCTCCATCCACGCATTGAACCAAGGGGCACCCATGATGACAGTGCCTTGCTGGAGCAGCGACAACATCGAATGCGCATCAGCGGCAACGCGATGGCTGCTGATGAACTTCATCTTTTCGAGTTCTCGGCAGACATACAGCCCCGTGGAACCACAGTCGGTTGGGGGCCATTCTTGCCCAGGGTCACCAGTTTGATCTGTGACCATGTGGTACAGGACGATCGCGAACTCCTCGGAGGTCTTCGCATCCGTCGTCATGATCTCTTGCCCCGTGGGCAGTGTAACCATGGCCTTGCCTGCCGCCCGTAAACGCTCGCTCAGCGACGCTGTACCGGCGTTGCAAGTGCAACTGCCAAGGGCGTCTACGTCCTCGCCGCAAGCTGGCACCAACTCTGATGTTTTGATGCCCTGCTTGAGTAAATCCTCTTGATCGAGAACAGGGATCGGCGGCTCGTGGTCTACTGTCTTGAGTGGGCCGCCGGAGTACGTATGCATTTGCTCGGGTGCAGGCGTCTCCTTGATGGAGTAACGCCCGAACTTAGTTTTGGTTGGGCCAGCAAAGCTCACTCCTTCGCCCCCCAGGGCAGCAACGAGAGTATGCCCGCCTTGGTCGCCGCCTTTACATTGCCCTTGTTGTTGTCGATGAACATGGCACAGCCAACAGACTTCAGGTACTCAACCTTGTTGTCCGCAACCTCCAGGCTCTTAGGGTCGTACTGAACAACTACGAGGCTGTCATAGCACTGACCACAACCGAGTGAACGCAGGAGTTGCTTCTTCTCGTCAACCGCTTGCTGGCTTGGCGCTGCATCCCGTACGCCTGTCACAACGTCAACATGGTGCCCGGCTGCCTGCAACGCCGACATCAGCGACTGCATCTCACGCGGAAAGGCGTCGATCGTGCCGTCGAGGTCTATGCAAACTCTCATCAGTACGCCTTTGTGACCAATGCCCAATCAAATTTTTTGAACTCTTTCCGCATCGCTTCGTTGCCCTCAGCGTCCTTCGGCTCCCACCAGGCGACCACTTCGCCTTGCTCATCTCTCGGATGGTCAGGGTCGATAACGTCGCGCGCTGCCTTGTCCGGGTTCAGCGTCAAGGCATCCTCTTTGGGGATCACGTAGACGAACCCAACGTAGTCTTTGTACGTCCACTGGTTTGAACGCTCGCCTTTCGGCAGGCTTATTCCGGTTTCTTCTTCCCACTCGCGCTTGGCGGCGTCCCAAGGATCTTCACCGTCGTCAAGGCGTCCGCCGGGGAACTCCCATTTGCCCGAACTCTTTTTTTCGGGATCGTCGTTGTCGCGCTGGATCATGACCACACGGCCTGAATCCTTTGCCACGACGGCAATCCCCGCAGCGCGCACTGGCTTGGCTTTGGCCTTGCCGACTCCCGCCGCTTTCGCGGCATTACCTAAAGGGTCGATGAACGCCTTGTCTATCGCCTCTCGTGTCGAAGCGCCTTCCAAGCGTTCCCAAACTGCATCAGACAGTATTCCAGGCATCTCAGGGTCCACAAACCGGCGAGGAGCAAGACCTTTACGCAAACGATTGCGAGCATTCTCGCGCCAACGACGGAGTGAGACGGTGATTGCGAGCGCCTTAGTGGCGTCATCCTCGTCCTCGTCGCCTTCCTCATCCTTGCCAAGGTCACGGCCATACACACCAGTTGATGCGTAAATGCCACCTTGGCCTACACCACCTGTCACACCAGGGCCGCCAAGATTTGAAGGTGCGCCTCCAAGCGGTCCAGGGCCGCCCGCTGGACTGTCCTTAGCCAGCTGGGCGTAGAAGTCGTCCACGGCCTTCTCAGCGGCTTGTGCAGCCGCAGCAGCAGTGCTGGGTTTGGGTGCGTGGGCAGCAGCGAATGCCTTGTCGCTCGCTGTCTCTCCGCGCTTCTTGCCGGTCGCTTGCGCGATCATGTTGCGCTGCATCTCCGCCGATGCGGCGTCCGCTGCCTTTTGTTCTGGCGAACCCATAACAGGCGCAGGGCCAGGTGGCGGGATGAAAGGATGGTCGATCAGAGGCGTGCCCTTCGCTGGGGCATACGTTTCGGGATCGGTCGCCCCTGCCACCGATTGCACCGCGAGAACCGGGATTGGACCCTGACGCGGGTTGTTGATGAAACGAGGGGTTGGATTGTTCAAGTCTATGGGATAACCCAACCGTGCCCTCGGTTCATCAGGCGACAGGACTCCAGCGTCGATGTACGTTTTCTCTGCCTGAGCCGTCGCCAGCCGATCCTCGATCTCGCGGCCTGTGTCGAACCGCAGCCGCACCCGCAGCTTGAGGTCTTCTGAGATGAACAGATTGATGACATCTTCGACATGCCGCACCAATGGCAGCGTGCCAACGCGGAACTGGATGTCAACCTGTGTCTCGCTTGTCGCCTTGTTGACCGTCTCGGTAAACCCGAGGTCCGCAGGCGTTACGCCAAACGATGCACACACCCGACGCATGAGATACAGCGGGAACTGATCGTCGAACTTGTCGGCATGCTCCTTGGCGGGAACGAACCGCGCTCCCGCTGGCACCCAGCGAATCTGGCGCAGCTTTGACTGGTCGCCCAGCATAAAGGCGTCCCAGGTATCCTGCCACTCGCGAATCTGCGAGGGATCACTGAGGTCTGGCGGAGCTTCCATGAAGCCGACCGGCAGCGTGCCTTCCGTGAAATACTGCAAGAAGTGCCACTGGAACCGCATGTCGGTATTCGCCGAGAGCAGCACGGCTTCCAGGGGAGCGCGCCCATACATGCTGTCGGGCTGCGGGTACCACGGCTGATAGATCATGTCATCGAACACGATCCAGTCCCAAGGCATTCCTTGGATGATCTGCAGGTAGGCCGGAGTAAGGTCGCCCTCGAACAACCCAGCAGGGCTCAATTCGGGGTCGGTGTCGTCCTCGTCCGTTGCAGGGCGTCCGTAGAAGTCGGCCAACGGAATGATCGTCCGCCCGTCCACAACTTCCAGGGCGATCGGGTCGCCGCCGTTGTTGCGCCGTATATACAGGCACCCTGCGTCGAACTTGATGACGTCCATAAGGTACTCAGCAAGCCACGCCCGGAACGGTTGACGCTTGTCTGGCGACTCGAAGAACGTCCGCGCTGCGACGATGTCCTCAGCTACGTCCTCGCGCATGCCCTGGACCGCCTCGAAGTGGTAGTCAAGGCTGCGCACATCGTTCAGCAAGTGCTGCGTACAAATCTGCGCAACGTCGTACTGCTTCCACAACTGGTCCAGCGTGTTGAAGCTGACGCGATTCCACCGCGGCGTGATCTGGACGTTCTCGCCAACAGAGAAGTCGCGCGTACGCGGTGGACGCTTGTAACCCCAAAAGGGGTCCAACGGGCGGCCCGGAGGGAAAGGTGGCCCCCAACTCATGCCCTGCTCTGCAAGGGCTGCCTCTAGCTCCTCAGGGGCTCTCCCAAAGGACTGCGCGAGGTTCTCTGAGACGCGCGCCAGCAATTGATTGCTCAGCCCGCCTTGGTTTGACCAAGACGTACCCGGCATACGCTGCGCTTGCGTCATTGAAGCTGCGTTGCCACTCAGGAATGCCTTGGAGACGGCGCCAGCAGCCCGCATAAGAGCCTTGTCCTCAATAGCTTTGAGCGCTTTGAGTTCGGCAGGCGTCTTTTGGCCCGTCATACGTTCGTAGAGGCTCAATGGTTATTCCCTAAATGGGCTAGTGCAGCTTTCTTGACTTCGGCAGCGTCTGGACCGCGCTCCCACTTGTCACAGTGAGGGCAGTGCCAGAACCAGGGGAGCTCGTGCTTCTTGAGAATCGCGGAACGCCAGATGTCCTTACCGCCCGCCATTAGTGGCCAGTCGTCACGCGCAGGCTCAGGCTGCTTTTGAGGCGGCTGAGCAGGCGTTGGAGGGGGAAAACCCCAACTGGCCATGGCGCTACTCCTTGCGCTCGGCTCCGCAATGTACGCAGCGGTAATCCCACCAGCGATGAGTGCACCCCACAGGGTTCTTCACTGATGGTGCGTCGCGGAAGAACGATGCGGGCGATTGCGCCGGAGGCGGACTCGGAGGAGTCTGCTGCTCAGCAGGCTTTTCTGGAGGAGCTTCGTTCGGGTTGGTCGTAGCAGCGGTAGCGGACTTGAGGTACGCCATCCAGCCTGCTCCCCGCGAAGGCCTCCCTGCTGCGCGGTCATACGCCATCACGGCTGCAATCGCCGCGTCGATCTTCGCGGCACTATTCTTGTTCGTCTTGACGATCCGGCTGCCTCTCTGGTCAACCTTCAACACACAGTTGGCCAAGTGGCGCGCCAAGGTACGGTCCCCGTCGTGCACCACGCCGCCGTTCAACACAGCTTCGTAGAACCGCTGGGATGCAGGCACCATGCGCTCGGGCGATTGGGGATACTCCACAATGGGAATCCCCTCTCGCGAGAGCACTTGCATGCTCCGCGCCCAACGGTAAGGGTCGCACACAACTTCCCGGACGCGGTAACGCTTACACGCTGCCCGGATAGTTTCCTCAACCTCAAGGATTGGCACTACCCAATCAGGGTCGGCGCCAACAGGACGCTCCCACACATGAACCGGGGTGACGAGGGGCTGTGCGCCGGTCGTCGCCGCGACTATGGCAGTGCTGTCTCCGTTGTAGCTACCATCGAATCCAAGGACGACACTGTCGCCGGGACGTAGCACGACATCTTCTGGTGCGAGGCAGGAGTCCCAAGAGCCATACGGCAACCAACTGGCAGCACTCGCGACGAATACATTCGTGCGCTTGGTGCGAAACTCTGGCTCGGGCGTCCTCTGGAGAGCGGACTCAAAATCCTCAGTAGATACGATGTCTCCAAGGCCAGGGTTTGCCTCCGCCCATACCTGGGGATCACGATGGTCGGCTTCTTGCGCTGCCTCGGGCTCCCACCAGGCAAAGAAGAACGTGGGGTCTTCCGCCAACCCTTGTGCTACTTCCTTACCGTGCTGGTAGAGGCTGTAGCAGAGCGTGTCCTCGCCCGCAGCATTGGTCCGAACGCCTGCAGTGGTGATTCCCACCATCAGCGGCTCGGGTCGAGCGCCTGCCGCCAACTGCATGACGTTCCACAAGTCCCAATTGGGCTGGACGTGAACTTCGTCAAAGATGACCAGCGAGGGGTTCAACCCTTCCTTGGTGAACGCCTCACTGCTCAACGCCCGGTAGACGCTGCCGGTAGCCGGTAGCTCCAGCGCATCCTTGTAAACAGTGATGAGCCCCTTGAGTTCAGGGTCCATCTCGACCATCTTGCGCGCTTCGCCAAAAACGATTCGCGCTTGTTCCTTGTCGCCTGCGCAGGAGTAAACCTCTGACCCGCGCCCGCCAAACACCAGCCCATACAACGCCAGCGATGAACTCAACGCCGACTTGCCGTTCTTACGAGCAATCCCCACCAGCGCCTGCCGGTAGATCATCCGGCCAGTGCTGGGGTTCTCGGTCAGCAGGGCATTGAGGAGCTTCTGCTGCCAGGGCCGCATGACGATCAGCTCGCCTGCTTGGCCGCCGACCGAATCTTTGGTTACCCGACAGTAGGAGTGGATGAACTCAAGGGCTTCCTCACCCCTCGTCTGCGTATACGGGGGTGCTGTCAACCACCTTGGGGGCCACCCGACTGGTTCTGGCTTGGAGGAGCCCTTCGAGCTTGGTCTGCGCTTTGACTTGCGCAAGCCCGAGCCTTGATCTTGCTGTTGGTGTAAAGGCAAGGTCTGTAAGTACCCCTCTCAATGCTGTCTCTGCCCGCCTCAACATCTTCTCGGCTGGGTTGGGAACGAACCGCTCCCCCACCACCTTGCCCGAAGGTGTCGTAATGGGCTCCTTTACAAGCGGAGCTCGCATCACCAACGGGCGGTAGATGTCAACCTCTTCAATGAGGCGGCACGCCTGCTCGACCGTGTTGGCGTCCAACGCTGGGCTGAGCCACGGCGCCCCCCACGTCCAAGCTTCTTCCCACATCTTGAGCCCCTTCGGCCCCAGCCCAACGGGGGGGTCCGGGACGATGTGGGCGGCAGGCAAGGCGATGACCGGCGTCGGGAGTGGGCGACCACCAGGGTTGCCCGTCAGGCGCTTGACCTCCACGGGCTTTGGCGGTCTTCCAGCGCCAGGTGCTCTCGATGCCATGTCTGAACCTTCCCGAAACCGCTATTTCGCCTCAACGCTTGGCAGG